TTTAGACTATTATCTAATTCTAAATTTGTAATATTTCCATCATCTGTATCATTACTACTTACTAAATCATATTTATATACCAATTTATTAAAAAATACACTAATTTCTTTATTATATTTTTGACATAATACTAAACTAATTGATAATGTAGCAATTGAATAATATAATATTGTTATTGTCTCAATAACCATTATTAATATATAATATATTAATAAATTCTTTTATTCTAGATATTTTATTTATTATTAAAATTTATTATTACACCTTTTAACATTTAAAACGCCGACCTATTTATAATTTTTTAAAGTTTTTTTTCTGCTCTTTTTTGGAACATATTTTTTTGATTTATTATAACTACCCTTGAATAAATTTTTATAAGTTTCTTCTGGAATAGAATTTATTATTTTTCTTATATTGTTCTTTAATTTTACCAAACCTACATCTTTTTCTTTTCTTAATTTACTTTTAAGAACACTAAAAAAATTTTCTATTACATTAGTAAAATGTTGATAAGGAACTGAATATAATAATTTATTATCTTTATTAATTAAATCTTTTACATTTTTATTTCTATGACTACTCGCATTATCTAATACTATTAATTTATTTTTATATTTACCAGTTATAAATTTATTAATAAAATCTATTAATCTATTACTATCAATTCCACCTTTATCATATATTTCATATCCAATTACTCCTTTAGTTGTAATAGCAAAAATACCAGTATATTTTTTAAATACTTCTTGACTTGTTGTTTTTATAGTACATCTTTTTCCTATTGTTTCATAACAATGTTTTCTTATTTCTAATGTATTTAATGAAGTTTCATCAATACTTATTAAATCATCTAAATTATATCTACTTACTTCTTTATAAAAATCTTTGATTTGTTTCTCAATTTCAATTGGTTTTCCATATCTTAATACTGGGACATGCCTTACTTTTGTTTGTTTTAATGTTATATTTATATCTTTCACTATCCTATGAACTTGCATTAAACTTATATCTGCTTCATTATATTTTTCTTTTAATTTGATTAGTAAATCATTCATAGTAATTGTTTTATTTTTTGATATTTCTTTCTTGATAAATTCTACATATTCTTTTTTAACTTTATAAGCAACATATTTTCTTGTTTTTCTTTTAATTTCTTGTGTATTATTATATTTATCTACCCATCGCATTAAACTTCTAACACTACAACCAAATATTTCACAAGTTTGTGTTTGATTATTTGAATGTTCTAAATAATATTTTACAGCACTTAATTTAAAATCTTCACTTTTATGATTAGGCATTCCTAATTATTAATGATAAATAAATTATTTAGATAGTAAATCTAATTTTTTTTTATGTTTTTTGGTTTCTAAATGTTTTTTATATAGTTTTTCTTCCATACAACCAGAATTACATAATTCACAATAATAAGGAAACTCATTTTTTCTTTCTTCTTTTGTTTTATGATTATTTAGTATATGTAATTTCAGATTGGTTTGTTGATTAGTTGTATATAAATTACATATTTCACATTTAAATTCTTCTTTTTTATCACTTCGTGTTTTCTTTTTACCAGTTTTATGTAATTCAGTTTTATAATGTTTTTCTAATTGTGATTTAAATTTAAAACTAATATTACATTTTTCACATTTATGTGGTTTATTTTTATAATCTCTCCATTTATTTTGTAATAATTTTATTGAATAATTTATTTTATTCCATTGATTTTCCCACATTATAACTAAATTATAACCTAATTCTTTTATTTTTTTATCTCTTTTTATTGTAGTTTCATAAAGTTCATAATAAGTTTTCTTACTGAATGGATTTTTAGCATCATTGTCAAATATATTATATTTCATAGGATTACCATGCCATAAATCACCATGAAATTCATATACAGTATTTTTTTCTTTACAATAACCATCTACTTTACCAATATTTTCTATCTTATGTTCTTTATTATTTATAGCATGTTGAATAGTAATATTATTGAATATTGATATAAAATCTAACCATTGTATTTGTTTTTTTGAATATCCATAATTAAGACATTTTTTACAACCATTATGATTTCTTAAATGATGATGGGGTGTTTGTTCAAAAATATAGTTATGTTCTATACACTTGATTTGTATTGGTGTATCAGTTTTTTTGTATTCTACCAATGAATAATCAAATTTTTCACCCCAAATTTTTTTTGCCTTATTAATAAATACCATATTCCAGTTTTTTCTTTGACTTTCACCTCCCCAAGTATTATTACTACAATAAGGACAATTTGCACCTAAATGATATATATGTGTATATGCTCTTTGTTCGAATATACCATGTTCTTTACATATAATTTTAATATAATCATTTCCTTTTGTATAATTAACAAGAGAATAATCATATCGATCTCCGTGTATTTTTTTGGCTTTTTCTAAAAAACATTTTTGGGTTAATCGTCCTTTCATCCCCCCTTGTATTGATCCACATTTTTGACATCCACTTCCCCTCATATGTGAATTAGCATTTTGTTCAAATATACCATGTTCTTTACATATAATTTTAATTTTATCATCACTTTTTGTATATATACTTAATGAATAATCATATTTGTCACCATGTTTATCTTTTGATAATATAATAAATTCTTCTTGGGTTAATCGTAATTTCATCCCCCCTTGTATTGTTCCACATTTAGGACATCCACTTCCCCTCATATGTGAAAATGCTCTTTGTTCGAATATACCATGTTCTTTACATATAATTTTAATTTTATCATCGCTTTTTGTATATATAGTTTCTGAATAATCATATTTATTATTAAATATGTTAGTAACTCTTTCAATAAATTCTTCTTGTGTTAAAATATAATTAAAACATTTACAACATCCACTACCAGCTAGATGAGAAGTTGCTTGTTGTTCAAACATACCATGTTCTTTACATATAATTTTAATTTTATTAGTCCCCAATGTATATACAGTTTCTGAATAATCATATTTATCACCATGTTTTTTAATTGCTTTTTCTAAAAATACATCTTGTGTCATTCTCATTTTATTACCATATTCTATGGAAGAACATTTTTGACATCCTCCACCACTTAAATGATTTGCTGGAGTTATTTCAAACATACCATGTTCATTACATATAATTTTAATTTTATTAGTCCCCAATGTATATACAGTTTCTGAATAATCATATTTATCACCATGTTTTTTAATTGCTTTTTCTATAAATTGTTCTTTTGTTTTTCTACTAGTTTGACCTTTTATAATATGCTTACATTTAGGGCAACCAATACTATTTAAATGACCTAAAGGATTTTGTTCAAAAAGTCCATGTTCTTTACATATTATTTCTATATTAGTTCTTGAATTAATATAATTTGTTTTACTATAATCATATTTATCGCCATGTATTTTTTTTGCTTTTTCTAAATAGTCATCCGGATTTGTTCTTCGTTTTTTAGATAATTTATCATGTGAACATTTAAAACACCAATTATCTTTTGAAGATATATTACATATCATACTTTCAAAAGGAATATTACAATTATCACATATAAACCAATATTTATTACCTGTTTTTATTCTTATATTAATTGGTTTTATTTCACCATTTTTTTCATTATCCCAACAATCAACTTTTAATTTACCACTAGATGTTTTTCCATCATAACTAGCAAAGCTTCTATTAAAACATATTTTACATTCTTCTTTACCACATAAGTGCCTTTGTTTTGAAGAACATGACATAACTATATTTAATTATATTCATAATTTTAAATCAATTTAATTATTTAAATGAATAAAAATATAATTCATTTAAAGATTTAATTATATAGACATATAATGAATGAAACAGAAAAAACTTAATCCATACCAAACAATAAAAACCTCTTTAAAATCTATTCTAAAAAACTATAATGAAATACAGCCAGAAATTAATAAATTAGTGATTAAATGCAATGATATTGTGATTCAAACTTATCAATTTATCCGATTATATTTATTATCAAAATATCATAACAATCAATCATTACCAATTATTAATGAAAAGTTTATTTTATATTGTATAAAAATACAAGGTATTCGTGATAATCGTGGTAAAAAAGCAAAAGATACTGATTTATTAGACGAATTAGAAAATTTCTATAATAAAGAATTCCAACCACTTATTCAAAAAGAAAAATATAATCTAAAAAATTTATCGTTTTTATTACCTTATCTAGCTATTCAAATTAATACTTGTCTTGAAACCAATATAAAAGAACATTATTTACAACATTTACTTCGTTTTATTAATATTACTACAAAGGATTTAACTGATGATAAATCTATAAAATTTAAACTAAAAAATGCTATTCTAAATAAAAAAGAAATACCAGAAGAATTTGTAGAATGGTATAATCAACATAAATCAAGTATGACACCAACAGAAATAAAAAAATCAATACATTATGATGTTAAAGCATATCCACATAAATTTATTCCGTGTTTGTTTTATATGAATGGTATTTTAGAACAAAAAGAAGCAAAATTATTTCAACCAATACCATTAAGAAATAATATAGTTCCTAAATATATAACAATAGATACTGCTTGTTTAATAAATCTATTTGCTTCAAAAGGAAACAAAGGAAAATTATTAACAAAGTTAAAAGAAAGTAAAGATATTATTTGGAGTCAAGTTTTTAGATTAAATAAAAAAATCTTTAAAAATAAAGAATATACATTTAATTATCAAATACAAACAGATGGAATAAGTGTTAGTTTATCTTTTATTAGAAATGATTTAGTAGATAAAAAATATGGTTCTAAAACTGAAAAAATAATAGAAGATAATTATAAATATATAGAAGATTGTAATGATAATGAATTAAGAAATTTTGATAATAAAAATATAGTGGGTTGTGATCCAGGAAAGAAGTTTTTAACTTATATGGTAGATAAAAATAATAATACATTAAAATATTCTTCTGCACAACGAAGAGTAGAAAGTTTAGCAAAAAGAAATAGTAGAATATTATTGACTGAAAAGAAGAAAAATAATATTATTGAAAAAGAAACATTATTATCAGAATTAAATAGTAAAACAATAGATTATCAAAAATTTAAAGATTATATCAAAGAAAAAACAAAATTAAATAATGAATTACAAGAGTTTTATATAACAGATTTATGGAGAAAAATGAAATGGAGACAATTTGTTTATTCTCGTAAATCAGAAGATAAATTTTTGAATAATATTAAAAATGTATTTGGTGATAATATAGTGATTGCTTATGGTGATTGGAGTAGAAGTAGTCAAATGAAACATTTTATGCCAACTAAAAATAAAGGTATAAGAAAATTAATAGAAAAAAAATATGAAACAATATCAATACATGAATACAATACAAGTAAAAAGTGTAGTAATTGTTTAGAAGATTTAAATTATATGAAACATAATAATAAAAAAACCTTTAGACATCTATGTTGTCATAAATGCTTGAGTTCCGAAAACAAACAAACAGCATTTAAGACGCGTGATGCTAATTCAGCAATAAATATAATGAATATATTTAAATATTATTGCTTAAATAAAGAAAGACAAGAAGCATTTAAACCTATTCGTTCTTCATATGCGAAAGCATAGTAAAGTTGAACTATCAGTTGATTTTACCGAGTTAATGACTCAATCTTTTATATTTAATTCGCAAGTCGGCGTTTTAAATGTTAAAAGGTGTAAAATTAAGATATATATATTTTTATAAATCTGCTGTATTGTTTTCTGCATATAGGACATTTTTTGCCTTGTACTGAATTTCGAATAGATAATTCACAATCTTCACATAATACATAATGATTACATGGTTGTAGAACTATATTTGATTGTTTTCTGAAACATATTTTACAATTCATTTGATCTTCTAGTTGTTTCTTATGATTTTCCACACATTTTATTTTACTATTAAATTGCATTATTTGGTCTTCTTGTTGTTTTATAATATACAAATTATTTTTATCATTTGTTTCTAATAAATTTATTTTTAAATTTAAATCCTCTAATTTTTTTTCACTGTAATCTAATCTATCTATTTCAATATCATTCTGATATTCTACAAAATATTCATTGTTATTAATTTGTAATTTTCCTCCACCATGTTTTTTACCATCTTCAAATGTACCATTATATATATAATCGTGAGTTATTAATATACCAGTTCCATTAAATTTATTATTTTTCCATTCACCATCATAACAAATATTTTTATCCTTATAAATACCTAAACCATCTAGTGAACCATTATTACATTCACCTTCATATGATACACCATTATTATAATACTTAATTGCATTATCGGGTAATCCATTTTTAAATGAACCTATTATTTGAACGGTATCTTTATAAACTGTACCAGAACTAAATTCTCCATCCTTTATAATTCCTTTTAAACATATTTCATTATAATTTACTTGACTATTTATTATATTATCAATACTATTAAAAATACCTTCAACCATTAAATTATTTTTTATTAATAACCCTCGACCCTTAACAGTACTATTTTTTATAGATCCTATATAAATATCTTCTTCTAATTCATTCTTTTCTATTTTTTCAACTAAATCATCAAAATAATTTTTTAATGTTGTCTTAATAAGATTTATTGGTGTTTTATTGCTTTTTATAAATAAATTATCTAGTTTATCTATTTTAACACATATATCAATATTTGATTCAGATAAATCTTCCATATTCTATATATATAATAAACTATATAAATGTTTAAATATAAGTATATATAAAATACATACATACATTAAATATATATTAAATATATATTAGGATGGACGAAATAGATACATTTGATATTTTTAATGTTGAATATAATGATGATATTTTAGATACATATTATAAAATAGTGGAGTACTGTGATCCGATGTATGTAAATATTCATAATAATTCAAATTATGGTGCATTTTTTGAAGTAATATATAGAAATGTAGATGTATATAATTCGTCAAAAATAATAAAAATAATGAAAAAAAATGAATCTAATTTAGAACTAGATGATGATGAAAATTATCAATTAGAAACATATGAATATAATTAGTTATTTATAAGTTCCATCGACTATATACTTGTTTATTAAATTTACTTACATTTTCATAATTTTGAATGTCATTCATACTTTGTTCTATTTTTTCCATTTGGAAATTATATATTTCATTTTTCTGATTTTGTGCTAATTTATTTTGATCTAATTTTCTTCCATAACATACTACACCCTTATTAATAGCATTTTCATCATCCTTGTCAAACCATAATACCTTCTTATCTTGAACTTTTATTAAGTTTGACTTATTATGTAATTGTGGATTTTCATCATTTATCCAAGCAATATTATCCCAATCAGCTGTATAATATGCCGCTGTTTTAACTTCATTTAAATGTGCTAAACGCTGTGGTCTAACATCAATATTACCTATTTTTTTTAATTTTTTTACTTCTTCTCTATATTTTTTAATCTCATCTGGTTCATCCGACCATTTATTTTCTCTTAAGTTTTCCTTAATTTTTGAAACATCAATTGAACCACTTAAAAATCTAAAATTGATGCTACCACCAGGTACTGTAATGGTGGAGTCGATTACTTTACCGGGAGGATCAATTTTACTACTTATATCATCTAAATTTGATAATGTAATTTTAATTTGGTTAGGACTAGTTGTAAGTATTTTTTCATAGGATTTAATATACCCTATAATTGTTGTTTCGCCTTTTTCTAATATAATAGGAGCACCTTTCTCATCATCGTCTAGATTAATTTTATATTTATTAAAATCGCTCTCAAATTTTTTATATTTTGTATTGAAGGAGCTTGGGGTCACGGTTATTGATTCTAAATTAGTATTTAATGTTGTTTCGCTAGCAATGCCATAATTTTCAGTTTTTCTATTAGCTACCAATATGTTGTAATAAGCATTTTTATCTAAACCTAAATTATTCATATCTTTTTTAGATGCTGTTGGATCAAAACCTTTAATCTTAGCAATAAATTCTTCATTATTTAAATTTTTATCATCATTATAGACAATATTAAAACATTCATCGCGTTTTTTATTATTTTTATAATAATTTATATTGTAGTCTTCTCCTTGAATTTTATATGTAGGTTCAGAACATGTTTTATCATAAATTGTATATATACGATCACATATTTTCTTAGCATCATCATATTCGAAACCTTTTCTTCCTATTTTATGTGTATATATTATATCTTTCATAAATCTTTTATATATTATAGAATTTCTTCTATTTGAATTACCAGTGTTTAACATTTGATTATCTAATACATTATTATTAATTACTACATGTTTACCTAATAATGATGGTTCAAGATCATCTAATAATTGATCTTTTTTATAATATAACATAAAATTAGTATTAAATGTAACATATTTATTAAATGTAATTGGTAATCTTAAATTTGTCAACATACTACCAGATTTATAATATTCTTCACATTGATAATTTATTTCACTATGTAATCCTAAAATATTTTTGAATAAATTCTTAAAGTATTTATAGTATTCTTGATATGAATCTAAATTATATAAAGCATTTATATTTAAAGTAAAATTCTCTCCCTTATATATTTTCTTACATAAATATTGCGAATTAGTATTTTTGAAATAATTAATTGGATTATTTCTTTTATCATATGATATGTATAAATCATTCTTATATTTATAAGAATATACAGCAGAAGATGTGTCCTTGAATATACCTATATTAGCGGGTATTTCATAATATATTTTTTTTGCTTCATTTTCATATATATATTCTACTATTCTAAGCATAGTAGTTTCATAGTCATCAATAATATCATTTCTATAAATTGGTGGATTTATTTTAATTATTTGCTTTTTTAATGCTACTTCGAATTTAAATGATGGTCCATCTGATAATAATCTATCTTGACTCTTAATATCAATTTTCTTAAAATATACATTTTCTATAAAGTCCTTACTATTAATATATTGAGATACCAATATATCCTTATAAATGAAATTTTGATTATCATCATCTGTATCATCAGTAATTGAAACCCTATCTAATGTATAATTACTATATAATGTTAATTCTGCACTATTTGAAGATGTAGTTGAGCGTACTTTTATTACCTTGTAAAATGTGTTTTCATATATTTTATGTGATATTTCATTTATTGATCTACTTTTAGTAAAATTTAACATTACGAAAATAGGTCTATCAATAAACATATTATTAGTATTAACTGTTGTATCTCCACCTAATAATGATTTAAATTCTAATGGTACATTATCAAATGATACAGTAAATTTATTAGTATCTAATATTTTAATTACATTACAAACTCCTATTGTTTCTTTTCTAAACATACTAGTACAATCATATAATTTTAAGTTTTGTAATAAATTTTTCGCACTTGCTGGTGGACTTACTTTTGTTTCATTTCCAGATATGTCTGGTTCTAATAAATACTCTTCTAAATAAAATGCTTTTGGTTTTAAAGTTGTACTAAGTTGAGTTCTATGAAGAATATAAATATTATTTGGATTTATATTAAAACCATTAATATTCATTATTTGATTAAATTTTACAAAATGTGCTGTTGAACGAGGTTTTCTATATCCATTTGGTTTTTGTAATATATGTAATTTTGTTAATTTTTTTTGTATATTATATACTACACTGTCTGCATTAGCTTTATCAGCTATACCAGAAGGATCAGAATCAGTATCATGTGTTGTAAATTTACTATTTGTATTATGAGTATCTGATATAGCATAAATAAGTGCTAAGAATTTAGATTTTGTATTAAAAACATTTGTATTTAATACTTTTAATAATTCATTATTAGAAACATTTAAATTATAACTTTTATTTTTAACCATAGTATTTATTTTTTCTCTATATTGTAAAGTTTTATCTAAAAATGCAATATATGATCTTCTTAGTTTTTTAATATCTTTGAAAAATGTACCTATATTATTTGGTGTAATTACACGATTATTTAATACTAATCTTTGTCTACCTTTATTATATCTAAATAAATTATCTAATTGAATAATATTTAAGGTTTCAGTATTATATTTAATTGTGTCAATACTTTTTAATTCTTCGGGGAAATATTTCTCCATAATACTGTTGGCAATATAGGCCATTTTATTTTTATATTCAGTAATATTTCTAATATTTAAAAAGTTAAATGATATATATGAAACTGTATTTTTATCTACAACTAAATCATTATCTTTATCAAATTTAGTATTTTTATCCTTAACCATTACTAATTCATTAGCTTCTACTTCTGTTTTTTGAATATGATTTTTTATATAGTCTTCAAAATTTATTGTTATATCATCAGTACCATTACCATTTATATCTAATTTTAATTCATTACTGTAATCATCATTAGTTTTTTTATTAATATATATTTGAATTGTTTCATTTTTATTAGTTTTAGTATTATTTCCTAATATATTTCTAAATTTAACAGTAGATACATCATTAATTGAATCATCTATTATTACAGTTAATTTTGGTGGTGAAAGTCTATTATTAAATTGATATTTTATAAAATTATAATATCTTTTTTTTATCCAATCTTTTTTATCATAATACTTATTTAAACTTAAATCTGCACTTGAATCTGAACCAACATTGTTTAAATTTCTATTTTCATCTAATATTACCATGTCATTATAAATAAAATATATATCTATGACATATAATTGATATAATTTTGTATCATCTTTCCAATAATATTGACTTGGTATGTTATTAAATTTATTATATTTTTTAAAATTTGTATCACTCGCGTAATCATTATCTGTAGAGGGTATTGTCCATTGATTAGTAGTACCATTATTAGGGAAGTTGGCAAATACTACATATTGTCTATCATAATGTAGATCTCTAGTATCAATTATAGTATAATAATCACTAGTAGGACTTGGAGAAATAGTTATTTTTGATATACATTCAAATAATCTGTATTCCGAGTCGGGTTTATTTTTTCTTTCAAATATAAAGTATAATTTGTTTACAAATTTTAATATATGTTTTCTATATAATATTAAACATTTTTTAACAGTTTCCTCTAAATAATTCCTACAATATTTATTATCTTTTATATCAACAGCTGGATTTGGCGTTTTATTATTTATTTTATAGTTGGCGTTGGCGTTGGCGTTGTACGACTCTAATGTTACTGTTTCCCAAGGATCTTTATTATATGCTAAAACATTTTCAAAATTAACATATTTTCTCATTAGTAATTCATTTAATTTTCTTTTAATATATTTTTTATTTGTAGTTCTTTTCATATTAAAATCCACTTTGTCTAAATTTGTTACAAATGGATTAATATAATTAATTTGATATGGTTCTTCTCTAAAATTCTTTTTTTGCAAAATATAACTTACCAAGGGTTTACTAAATTCTGTATTAGTATTAACAATTCTATAAACAATTATAAATACAACATATGTAATAAATATTGATATTGGTAATTCAATAGTTATTTTAAATTTATTAGACAAGTATTGATGTAAAACTACAGTTAATATGGTACACATTAAAAAAGGAACTATTTGATCTTTATTTATTATTAACTCTGATAAATTCATACTTATTTAAATATAATATTTTTAATTTAAATTTTTTTTAATTAATTTTTATATCTATTTTTATATCTATTTTTATATCTATTTTATATCTATATATATTACAGAATAATAATATTTAAAGATAAGACAATTATATTATCTATTATGACTGCTCCAAAGACTACAAAAAAAACGGTTGTTAAAAAACCAACCCAAAAAAAGAAAGCTTCAGTTAAAAAAACTGAAGAACCAGTTTCAGAAACCGTCCCAGAAACCGTCCCAGAAACTACTGTAACTGAAACTGCTCCAGTAACTGAAACCGAAACTGCACCAGCAACCGAAACTCTTACCGACCCAACGGTTGAATCTATTAATAACTTAATGAGTAAATTTGAAATGTTTGAAAAAGAAAGTAAGGTCGCCAAAAATGAATTAAGAAAAGTATTAAAGTCTTATCAAAAAAAGTCATTTAAGAAGACTCGAAAAGTTGATCCAAATAGACCACCAACAGGCTTTGCTAAGCCATCTTTAATTTCTGAAGAATTATGTAAGTTTTTAAATAAACCGGGAGGTTCTAAGATGGCTCGAACAGAAGTTACTCAAGAAGTAAATAAGTATATTAAGGCACATAACTTACAAAACCCAAAGAATAAGAAGGAAATTAACGCTGATACTACTCTTTCTAAGTTATTAAATCTTAAGAAGGGTGATGACTTAAATTACTTTAGCTTACAAAAGTATTTAGTCGTTCATTTCCCAAAGGAAGATACTTCTGTTAGTGCTTAAAAATCTAGATCATTAAATTGGTCTTCAAATTCTGTTTTACAGTTATATATTTTATTATAAACTTCTGATGTAGATACACTATTCGGTGGATATTTTTTATGAGGCCTTTTATGAGTTAATGGTGGTAACTTATGAAAAGGATATTTTTTTTCGATGATTTCTTTACCATCTTCTGATTTATAGTACATAATGATTTCAGTTCCATCTATTCTACTGCGAATAAAATCCATTGTATTAATGTAATATATTTTTTAATATATTTTTTTTTAACATATATAAAAAATAAATATTAATATATTAAATAATAGATTAATTAATTTATGGATAATTCTATTTATTCTATTAGTCCAATTGATGGGCGTTATTTTAAACTTACTGAATGTTTAAGAAAATATTTTTCCGAATTTGCTTTATTTAAATATCGTTTAATGTTTGAAGTAAAATATTTACTTTTCTTAAAAAAAATGGGATTACCAGAATTTAAAACCTTCCCACAATCTAATTCCTTTCTTAAGAATATATACAAAAATTTCTCTCATGATTGTTGCATGAAAATTAAAAATATTGAATCTACTATTAATCACGATGTTAAAGCGGTTGAATATTTTCTTGGTGAACAATTACAATATATGGGTCTTAGTCAATTTAAATCATTTATTCATTTTGGTTTAACATCACAAGATATTAATAATAATTCTATTACATTATCTATTAAAAATTGTATTGAAGATATTATTATACCTATTATTGAAAATATTTTATCCGATTTATTAGAAAAATCATCTGATTGGATACATTATAAAATGCTTAGTCATACTCATGGACAACCAGCTGTTCCAACAACTATGGGTAAGGAAATTATGGTTTTTCATTATAGAATATCTAAACAATTAAAACAACTTAAAAATATTGATTATTATGGTAAATTAGGTGGTGCTTCTGGTAATTTAAACGCTCATTATGCGGCATATCCAGATTATGATTGGGAAAAATTAATGGAACAATTTTTATTACAATTTTCATTAAAACGAAATAAATTTACTACACAAATTGACAATTATGAAAATTTATCCCTAATTTTTGATAATCTAAAACGAATCAATACTATTTTTATTGATATGAATAAAGATATTTGGCAATATATTTCTATGAATTATATGACTCAAAAATTTGATAATGCTGAAGTTGGTTCTTCTACAATGCCTCATAAAATTAATCCTATTAATTTTGAAAATAGTGAAGGTAATCTATTATTAGCAAATTCTTTATTAAATTTTATGTCTGAAAAATTACCAGTATCACGATTACAGCGTGATTTAACTGATTCTACTGTATTACGAAGTGTTGGATCTATTTTTGGTTATTTATTAATTGCTTATAATAATTTCAAAAACGGTTTTAATAAATTAGATATTAATAATGAAGAATTAAAAAAAGATCTAAATACAAATTGTGTTGTTATTATTGAAGGCATTCAAACCATTTTACGAAAACATAGTATTGATAATGCTTATGAATTATGTAAGGATTTAACTCGAAATAATCAATGTATTACTATGGATGATATTACCGTTTTTATTAAGAATTTAGATATAGATGAAAAAATAAAAACAGAATTATATGAAATTACTGTTGAAAGTTATATTGGTAATGCTGAGAAAACTTTTTAAACTTTTTAAACTTTTTAAACTTTTTAGAAAAAAGTTTAGACAAAAAAGTAAAAAAAAAATTAGACAAAAAAGTAAAAAATTAGACAAAAAAGTAAAAAAAAAATTAGACAAAAAAAGTAAAAAAAAATTATTAACATTCTTATTAATAATTTATTTGATTATATTTTTTATTTTTTTTTGTCTAAACTTTTTTTAAAAAAGTTTATTTTTCTAAAAAAGTTGCTTAGTTAGAGTAAGCAAGACCACCCATACCACTCATAATACGGAGGACATTGTAGTTAAGAGCGAATACATATAGTGATTGAGTTGTGGTAGCGACATCGTGTGTGACATTTGATAAAACTAATCTAGCATTATCAATTCTTGAGAAGTTACATGTCCCAGAAGGTTGGTGTTCAGCAGGTTTTAAACAGAATGAATACATACCAGCTTGTCCAACTTTGGCAAGAGAAAGTTCAGTTGAAGAGGAAACATTACCGTGTCTTAAACCACATTCATATGGTTGGACGCCTGTGAAATACATAGCAGCTTGTTCGGAAGCTCTATCATGTCCGTTTAATTGTATTTTAGCTTTATAACCGGTGGTGTCAGCGTGTAAACCAGTCCAGAATAAAGCTTTAACAGGATGATTAAAAGTTAAGGTTATACTTTTACTTACATCACCACCAGTTCCGATAGTTTCGACACCAGTATGTTGTACTTGTTCGATTAAATATTCATGAGATACTTGGGCGAATCTTCTACGTTCGTCAGTATCTAAATATAAATAATTGACTAATAAATTATTACATTTGGCTCCAGCTTCGGGGGAAGCAAATTCAGCAACAACTTTAACTTCATGATATTGTAAAGCGATTAAAGGTAAAGCAAGACCAGGATTTCTATTAAACCAGAATCTTAATGGCATATAAGTTCCAGAAATAGAATTTTTTAAATCAAGATTAGTTTCAAATAATTCATCATAAATAGTTAACCATTGTGAATAATGTTTATCAATTTTTTGACCTCCAATTTCAACTTCAACAGAAGTAGGGGCAACAAGATCATTGTTAGTTCCGTGTAAATATATTTCTTGAACTAAATCACCATTTCTGGCTAAAGTGCAAGTTTTACTGGCACCAGAACCATTCCATTCTTGTTTGATACATTCTTTGGAGAAATTTGTGTGTCTTCTGTAGACAACTTTGAAAAAGGTAATTTGAGGATTACCTGTAAGATAGACATCTTGAGCACCCATAGCGACTAATTGCATTAAACCACCACCCATTTTATATTTTAATATAAGAAAAAAATTTTGAATTAAATTTAATTAAAATTAAATTAAAAATTAAATTAAATAAATTTTTCAATTAAAAACGAAAAAAAAAAATGTATTATAGTTTTTATTAAACTTTTTGTCTAAACTTTTTTAAAAAGTTTTTCCTAAAAGGTTGTTTAGTTAGAGTAAGCTAGACCACCCATACCACTCATAATACGGAGAACATTGTAGTTCATAGCGAATAAATATAAACCGCTAGCATCAGCAGTACCAACATTTAATCTAGCGTTATCAATGCGTGAGAAGTTGCAAGTTCCAGATGGTTGATGTTCAGCAGGTTTTAAACAGAATGAATACATACCAACAGTTGATGCAGCAGATCTTCCACTGCCTACGGTGGCCCATCCTCTTGTACCATTCATTTGTACACCAGAATGTCCTAATCCAGATTCATAAGGTTGAACTAAATGATAATAATCATGAGGTTGAACGGCGGCTCTGTCGTGTCCGTTTAATTGTAATTTAACATTATCCCAAGTTTTACCAGACCAGAATAAGGCTTTAACAGGATGATTGAAGGTCATATCAACATTAGCTTCAGTTTCAGCACCAGTATGTTGGACTTGTTCAATTAAGTATTCGTGTGATACTTGAGCGAATCTTCTGCGTTCATCAGTATCTAAATATAAGTAGTTGACTAATAAATCAGCTGATAATGATGCTGTTAGGCCATCGGTGTCAGCGCCTTTTGTGATTACATTAGCAGCAGTTTCTAATGTCATGTTAATTTTAACTTCATGATATTGTAAAGCAATTAAGGGTAAGGCAAGACCAGGATTTCTATTAAACCAAAATCTTAATGGAACATAAACAGTAGCAGTTTTTTCACTACCATCATCTCCAGCAGGAATTTTATTCATTGCAATTCTGTAATCGTGAGATGTTTCAAATAATTCATTATAAATATCTAACCATTGTGAATAATGTTTATCAATTTTTTGACCACCAATTTCAACTTCAACAGTTTTAACTAGATTTGTTACATCATCAACCTTCCATCCAGCCGTGGCAATGCCGGCGGGATCAGCGCCATCGTCAGTAGAAGCAGTTATAGCAGCTTTTAAATAAATTTCTTGTACTAAATCACCATTTCTGGCTAAAGTGCAGGTTACGGAAGAACCAAAATCAGCATTACCACTGAATTGTTGAGCAATACATTCTTTTGAAAAGTTAGTGTGTCTTCTGTAGACAACTTTGAAGAAGGTAATTTGAGGATTACCTGTAAGATAGACATCTTGAGCACCCATAGCGACTAATTGCATTAAACCACCACCCATTTTATATTTTTATATAAGAAAAAAATTTTGAATTAAATTTAATAAACTTTTTAATAAACTTTTAAATAAAAAGTTTTATCAAAAAAAAATTATTATATTGTAAATTGTCTTATGTTGTTTTGGATTAACCTTTTCTTAAAAGGTTGTTTTGGATTAACCTTTTCTTAAAAGGTTGTTTTTGTCTAAACTTTTTTCTAAAAAGTTTTTTTAGAATTCTAACTTACATTTTCCCCTTTCAATATGTAAGAAATTATAATTAACACTATATATGTTTATTGGTATTCTATTATATTCTTCTAAATCATCTTTTATATAATATGTTCGTAATTGTAAGAATTTATCGTCAATTCTAGACATATTACATAATCCCGATGGTTGTTTATTTTGAGGATGTAAGCAAAAACTATATAAATAATATGTTCCATTAGGATCTTGATTTTCTTCCATACGACTTAATGAAGATCTATTTCCTAAATTATGTTCAAATGGTTGTATTAAATGAAAATATTCCCCATTTTGTTCATAGAATAAATCATTATTATTAAATATTATTTTTGCCTTATCTAATATATATTTATATGGCAATTTCCATATTACATATTTTGATAAAAAACTAAAATACAACTCTACATTATTATATATTCCATTTATTATTGTATCTTCTTGATGTTGTAATTGTTCTATCAATAAGTTATGTTTATTTTTTAAAAAATAATTCTTTTCCTCTTTGTCTAAGTGAATATAATTTGCCGATAATACTGCCTTATTAAATGTTACACTACTAATTATATCATTTGCCATAAATATATCTGCCATACTATTTGTCTGCATTCTTATATTTACATCACTTCTATATAATGCTGCAATTGGAAAAGCCGATTGTGATTGTTTAGTAAAAAAGAATCGTAAGGGAATATATAATTGTACATTTCTATTAAACATTTTAGGTGTTACATATTTTAATTCTTCATTTATTTTATTTAATGTTTCATTATTATTAAATAAACTATTATATATCAAAAACCAATCTGTATTATGTTTTTCTACTACATATTCATCTATTTCAAATGATATTTGTTTTATTATTTTTGTCATATCTTCAGCAAGAGGTCTTATATAAAACTCTCCATTATAACTTGTACTATTATATGTATATGAATAATATAATTTATTATTAGTAACATATGTTAAATCTAATCTTTGTGTAGATTCATTATATAAGTTATTTTCAGATGTAGTTGTACCAATTTCATTTATCTTAAAATTACCAACATTTATATTTGTTAATGTATATATGTAATTATATAAAAATAACTCTTGAACTCCAGCAGAATTATATTCATAAAATACACCTTTTTTTGTAGAAGCAAAAGTATTTTCGGTTATTGTTAAATCAAATACATCAGATACATTTAATTTAATATTTAAATTTAAATATATATCTTGAATCATATCGGCATGAATTGGTATATTAGCATATGTTTCCTTATTAAAATTTACTGGAGATTCAAAAATAATATCAATTAATTCTTTACTGTAATTACTATATGATCTAAAAACACTTTTAAAAAAAGATATTTGGGGATTACCTACAAAAAATTCTGATTCTTTGCCTAAGTATTTCAATTGGATTAAACCTCCACCCATTTATATTAATTATATATAATTAAAATTTTAAATAAAACAATACCATTTTATTTAAAAATTAAAATCTATACTTGTTAATTGTCCACTTTTTATTGTATATAAATTATAATTTATTGAATATATATTCATACCACCTACTCCACTATTTACTCTACTATCTGGTAATAATATAATTTTACCTCTATTAATCATTAAATTATTATTTATTGAAGTTTTATGACAATAATATAATGTTGAATATATATCTAAATTATCTACAATTAATGTTTTATCTAAATAATTAAATCCAGAATAATAAAATAAATCGGGTATCTCCAAACCTTCTTCTAAATATGGTGCTGGATCTTCTGTTGTTATTATAATATCACAATTACTCATACTTAATCTATAATTAATTTTAGTATAAATAATAATATCCGGTGATTGATTCACTTCAGAAGTAAGTAAATCTGTTGTAACATAGAAATAATAATCCGTAAAAACACTGGTAATATTAAAATGAATAGTAGTATGAACTAAAAATGGTGAAACTTCAATATAAAACCCATTCATTGATTTTAAATTAATATATCCAGATAATTCTGACTTAAATAAAGAAAAAGGCATTAATAAAATTTCGGTATTATCATTTTTATTTATAAGTGTATTATTTTTTACATTTGTTTGTAAAAAATTTATATATTTTAAATGTTCTACTGAATAATTAAGTCGTAAATTATCTATATATACTTTTATATTATTAACATTACAGTTTTTAAAAATAAATAATAAGGATTTACAATAATCTTGAAATAATAAATCTATTCTATTAAGCATATCACCTTTTACGGATACATTTAATTCTATATTTTCCATATAATTTATACTTTCAACAAACCAGTAATTTGTCTCCAATTTTCTTCTATCTTGATTTTCCAATATAAAATAATTTCCGGTTAATACAATCTCTTCTACAAAAACTGTATTATCAAGTACTTTATCAAAATATATTTTTACTCTTACAACTTCATTTCGTAATAAATATAAGGGTACATATGATGATGACTTATGCAAAAAATGAAAATGTAATGGGATAAAATAAGTATTCATATTTGTGTTTTTTGTAAGTAAATCAAATATTTTATATCGGTTTTCATCATAATATATATCATTATACAATTTCATAATATCGGGTGTTAAACTATCAATTAAAATATCAGATACATAAAAATCTATTTTTCTTATAAAATCTAATATATTATTATCTATACTTTTAGTTAATTTTATATATAAATATAATTCTCCTAATAAATCATAATTATTATTTGTTAATATGATATCAAAATTACTAGTTGTATTTATATTATAGTTATCTTCACCACCTATTCTTTCTGAAATTCTAATAAAATTACTATATGACCTAAAAACACTTCTAAAATATTTTATATCTGGATTTTTAGTAAATTTTTTATCTTCTGTACCAGAATATAACATCTTAATTATACCATTAGGCATATTTATATATTATTATATAATATTATTATTATATATGTTTAAATTCAGCAATTATACATTAAATAAATATAAAATGTCTGATACCGAAAATTATTCTATCGATACAACTTATTCTAGAGCATCTAAAACAGTTTCTGTTGAAGCCTGGCAATTTAGAAAAAAGTGGTTATATTATGATAAAATGAAAACCATGTAAGGTTAAATATGTATCAGTATCTAAAACTGGTAAACACGGTCATACTAAATGTAAATTTTCTGCAAGTGATATATTTACTGGAGTTACTTGTGAAGAATTATGTCCATCATCACATTCGATTGATATTCCTATTGTATCAAAAAAGATTGGATGATTCAAGGCCTTCACGATGAAATATATGTACTTTTAATGGATGATGATGGTGAAATGTGTGAAGATCTACAATTACCAAATGAGACTTATAAAAAAGATGATGACATGAAAAATAGTGTATTAATAAAAAATTATAGTGAACAAGTAAATAATGGCGAAAATATTGATATATTTTGCACGGTTATTTCTGCGGTAGGTCAAGAGAAAATTACGGAGGTTCGTAAAAACAGTTATTTAATTATAATATATATATATCATATAATATAGCATGTATGATGAATTAGGTGTTTTCTTTATATTTTTTAATGTTCAGTTTATTTTTGATTTATATTATAAATCATATCAATTAGATTTTTTGAAATCTATTGATACTGAAATAAATATGAATTATTTTTATATATTTAATGGTTTCCATTTTATACTTTTATTATTACATGTATTTGAAAAACATGTAAATATGTTATTTTTAGAACAACCAGTAAAACGCCATGTATATTATGATGTTTTTACTAAGATAAAAAATATGCCAAAACATTGGTTAGAACAAAATAGTGCTACAAAAATAGATTTCATTATTACATCGGCTCAAAATGCGTTTTATAATAAATATAACACATCTTTTGAATTATATGGTTCAATCATAAGAGTTATTATGAATACTTA